ATGCTAGTGATCGCTTAATGTATGAAGGGAAAGCCCCAGAGTTTTCTGAGACACAGCGAGCTCGCATGCCAGCATTCTTTGAACATTCCAATGTCAACCTACCCCAATACGCTTGAGCCCTTACTCGGGCCAAACATTAAGTCCCTCCTTTTAGAAATGGAGGAAAAATTTCCACCACTAAACCCACATCCTAAAGAGGAGCTATCGAGTATAATGTACAAAGCAGGACAACGCTCTGTTATAGAGTGGTACAAAAATAGAATAGAGGAGAACTAATTATGGCAAGAGGTACAGCATGGGCCGGGCGTGACAAAGCAGGCACCTGGCAAAGTTATGTTTCAGATGCAGGAGGAGATCCTAACTGGAATCAATATGCAACAGGTTATGGTAATGCTCCTACAAGAGGCTTTGGAACAGCTTATAATGTAGGAGATCCAGACCCTAGTTGGGCACCACAAACTGATAGGAACCCAGAGTTCTACAGATCAAGGCACGCTGGTCCCGGTGGTTATACTGGGTACATGGTAGAAGCTCCAGATGCATGGAGACTTCCTGGCACAGGAGACTTTGCAGATCATGACTTCATGACTAGATGGTCAGTTAAAACAGCTGGCGGTGGTTATGGATATGGTCAAGGTTTTACTGACATCAGTAACCTAAACCGTAGAGGTAATGTCTGGGGTTATACTAAAGAACAACCCTACGCACCAGGTATTAGATCTAGTGATTGGTTTACAGATGTAGATCCAACTACATTAGAAAGAGCTGATTATACTACTGGTGAGATGCGTATCGCAGATCCAACAGGTTCAGTTGTTGATGATGATAGAGGTAGAAAAAGTAATAGAAGTAATGCAACCCCATACGGTAGCGGAAGATCTGGGAAAGAAACTCATGCAGCCCGTGAAGTTATTGACTGGGATGCATACGATAGAAAGTATAGTGACTGGTTAGCAAGTGAGGGTCGTAA